GCGGGACGAGCGCTACTGGATTAACGGGCCAGGCGCATATCAGGGCTGCTGACGTTCGCGCCCGGCCCTGTGAACGAATCCTAGCGGCGCGTACGTGCAAGTGCATTCGTGACGTGCATCTGCACGTGCATCTGGTGTAATCTGCCGACAGGACAGAGGGCTGCTGGCCGGAAGGTCGGCGTCCCATGGCCACGGTGCCCCGCAGCGAGCGAGCGTCCGCCCGCCAAGCGGCATACAAGCAGGGCCTCGCCCTCTCGCCGCCGAGCAAGGGCGCAGCCCCGGGTTTCCCGATCCCTGACGCTGATCACTGGGACAAGGCCAGGAACGCGGTCGGCCGCGTCAAGGACCCCGCGCGCCGCGCCCAGCTGGCGAAGCTGCTCCGCAAGACCGCCCCGAAGTTCGGCAAGTCCCAGGCGCTCAAGAAGTCGTGGGCGGCCCCCGGCGGCTCGCAGCACGCCAACGCCGGCCTCGGCATCTACCTCGCGGTCACCGCCAAGGACGACCAGGGGATGACCCTCGTCTGCCCCGAGTGCGACTACTCCGGACCGGCGTCCAGCTTCGGCGCGAACGGCGCGTCCCTGGACAAGCAGCCGGGCGACCTCCGCACCCCGGCGCCGTCAACCGCGGCCACCCGCGACGGCGCCCCGACGGCCGTGAAGACGGGTGCGGCGCACGCCCTCGCGAACGGCACCAGGGGAGCGGTCGAACTGGCCGCCGGGACACTCACGGCACGCCGTCACCCGATCAAGGGCCCGATGGACGTGCTGGTCGCCCGTGCGCAGGACGGCACGGCGGTCCTGAAGCACCGCAACGGCGGGGCGGAGATCGCGCACCTGCGCAAGACCGACGGCGGCAAGTGGGTCGCCAGCGTCAACGGCAAGGACGGCCAGCCCCGCGACCACCAGCGCACCGCCCTGATGGAAGCGGTCGACCAGTGGAACGGGGCGATTAAGGGCGCTGTCCGCCCGCAACCCGCCCCGTTGCAGCAGGAGCCGCAGCAGACCCCGCTGATGGCCGAGTACGGCATCCCCGCGATGCGTTCCGCCGCGTTCGCGACGCCCATGACCAGCGCGAGCTCCGGCCCCCGGATGACCACGGCAGGCGGAAGCGGGAAAAGGTACGACCCCGACCACGACGGCGACAACGACGCCTCCCCGTCCGGTGACACCGACAAGGACTACGCCGGCGCCCTGTCGGCGAAGGGCCGGCAGATTTACAAGAAGCTCACCGCGAAGGGCTGGGCGCCGGCGAAGGCGCTGAAGTTCGCGAAGAGCGCCCAGTCGTTCGGCAGCAAGGCGGCCTGACCCGGTGACCGGCCTCGTCCTCACCCCGTTCACCGCCGCTGACGCGGTCGAGCTCGGCAACCGCCTGTGGCGCAAGAAGGTGCTGCCGATCGGCGAGGTCGAGTACAAGGGCCGGACGCTGCGCTTCGACCGGGACTACCTGGGCAACCTCGTCCGCTCGTTCCAGTCCCGCGCCTACGACCAAGTCCCCTTCCAGCTCGCCGACGCGCACAACACCCACACCAACGACCCGGAGCGCACGCGCGGCCAGATCAAGGGGATGGAGCTCGGCGACGACGGCCTGTACGTGACCGCAGAGCTCACCCCGGAGGGCGAGAAGGTGCTCGAGGCCAACCCCGGCCTCGGCGTCTCCGCCCGGATCGTGGAGGGCTACCAGCGGTCGGACGGCAAGTTCTTCGGCCAGGCCGTGCAGCACGTCCTCGGCACCCTCGACCCGCGCATCCCCGGCCTGGGCGCCTGGCAGGTCGTCGAGGCCGCCAACCCCGCCCCGGACGTGGTGTTCGACCTGTCCGCAGAGCACTTCGCGGGCGAGCAGCCCGCCACCCTGATCACCCAGCCCCCGGAAGGGACGGACGGCATGCCCGGACTCGGCAACCTAACCGACGAGAAGCGGGCACGGCTCGACGCCCTGCTCAGCCTGCCCGCAGAGCAGTTCAGCGCTCTCACTGGCGTCAGCGAGCCCGGGACGGAACCCGGAGGTGACCCCGGCGACGGGGAACTGTCCGACGCCGAGCTTGAGGAACTGGTCGCCGCGGCGGAGGAACTGGACGCCGCCGGCCTGCTCGACGACGAGGAAGAGGTGCCCGTGCCTCCCGAGCCTCAGCCCGCGCCCGCCTACGCCCCGAACTACGCGCCGCCCGGCGAGCCGGTTGCCGCGGGACTGACCGCCGACCAGCAGTTCGCGCTCGACCTGGCCAACGCGAGGTCGGAGGAGACCCAGCGCGAGTTGTCGGTGGTCACCGCCCGGCTGCGGGAGTCGGACTACCTCGCCGAGCGCGACCGCCTGTTCAGCAACTTCGGCGTCCCCCCGTACGTCACCGACCTCGCCCGGCCGCTCCTCGAGGGCGCAAACCACGTGGTCGAGATGTCCAACGGCCGGGCAGTCGACGCGGGCCAGGTGCTCCGCAAGGTGATGACGGAGATGGCGCAGCTCGGCGGCCTGCGGGACCTGTCCGGCGCCGAGCTCGGCTCCCCGATGGACGAGCCGGAGGGCGTGCGGCACGCGGAAGCCGAGCAGTCCCGCGAGGCCGTCGTGAGCCAGTTCAAGGCCATGACGGGGCTCAAGTGACCCGCTACGTGGTGACCACGACGACCACGGTCGCCGGGTCCGGCTACGCGACCCCGGCGCGCACCGTCGCCAAGGGGCAGGTGGTTGAGCTGTCGTCCTCGGAGGTCAGCGCCATCGGCGGCGGAAACCTCCGCGCCGTCACCAGCAGCACAGCTCATGACCAGCTCGGCGAAAGCTCGGGTGTCTCAAATGGCAACTAGGAAGGTGACGCGCCGATGACCGCGGTCCTGCCACATTACAAGACGGGGCCTGCCAACTACCAGGCCTCCACCCTGATCTACGGCGGCATGGTGGTGCAGCCGACCACGCTGACTGCGGGCACCACCGACCTGACGGTCAAGCCCGCGGTGCACGGCACGGCCGGGTCGAACGTGAGCGTCCTCGGCATCGCCGGCACCGACGCCAACGTGATCAGCACCCAGACCGGCTCCGCTAACAGCTACGGCGAGCCGCTGATCGACATCTCCGTCCTCGGCGACTACGTGTCCGTCTACTACGGCGGCGTCGACATCTGGTGCTGGTACTCGAACACCGCCGCCTGCGCCCCGGGGGCGCTCCTGATGGTCGACACCGCCACGGACGGCGTCCTGACGGCGTTCTCCGGCTCCACTTACAGCGCCGTCGTAGGCCGCTGCACCCACCCCGGCGGCGTGTCAACGGCCATGTGCACCCAGCAGATCGGCGGCACGGGTGCGGCCACCTTCTTCCTGGGCCGGGCCCGGATCACGGTCTGAGAGGAACTGACACATGCCTGCTGGCGCACGGGGCTATTCTGACGGCCCGCGGATTACCGTAAACGAGCTGCTGAAAGACCCGCTCGTTATCCCCGCGCTCATTTTGGATATAACCCAAAATGAATTCATCATGGACAGCGTGCTCCGCATGGGCGGCGCTGCCCCGAGCGGCGCAGTGCGGTATTCGGAAAGCACGCCGCTTTACGCTGACGATTTCCCCGAGATCCGGCCTGAGTTCGGTGAGGTGCCGGTCGTCCCGACCAGCATCGGCGTACCTCGCGTCGTCTTTTCGCACGAGCGTGCGATGGCTATCATGGTCTCGGACGAAATGCGGCGGCGGCAGGCCATCGACCCTGTAACAAGGCAGTTGCTACAGGTCAAAAACACGATGGTTTACTCTTGGAATACGGCCTTCTACTCCGCTGTCGTGGCGAACGCGTCAATTCAGACGCTCGCCGTGGCGAACCCGTGGGCGTCTGCCTCGGCGACAATCCGCGCCGATATCGCGCAGGCCGTTTACCTGGTTGAGAATGCGAATATCGTCTCACCGTCGGGCGTGACGCAGTGGCTCGGATTTGAAGCGAATACCTTGATCATAAACCACGGGACAAAGAACACGCTGCTCCAGTCGAGCACCTTCGCGGCACCCTACATCGGTGACATCGCGTCGGAGAACTTGCAGTACACCGGCACTCTTCCGAACAAGATCTTCAACCTGGACGTGCTCGTCTCGCGCCAGGTCCCGGCGGGCAACGCGATCATCATGCAACGTCACCGCGCAGGTTTCTACGCCGACGAACTCCCGTTCGTAGCTGGCCCACTCTACCGCCAGGAATCGAACAAAGTTTGGAGGTCGGATACGCAGCGTAGTTCTGCCGTAGGGCTCGACCAACCCTTGGCCGTAGCTTTGCTGAGTGGCGTCTAAATTCGAAAACGATCGCGAGTACGGAGTGTAATCGTGAACCGGATGTATGAGCAAGGACAGGAGGCGGTTGCCGTGTGTCATCCGTCACTTGTTCGACTCGCGTCCGGTAAAATGGCAGATAAGGACCCCCGCGACCGGGTGTGCGGTAACACACCAGACGGCCCGGGGGCATGGCCCCACCTGTGTGAGAGGTGCGACGAATGCAGGATATCGCTGCCCTTGGCGCTGGGCACTGCTCAGCCCCCGGCTGCGACGCGAAGCTCAACCGCGATAACGCCATCGGACGGTGCCCTAGGCACCGCTACATCCCTGTCGCCGACCGACCTGTCTGCGGCGCCGACGGATGCGACCAGCCGCTCCGCAAGGACAACCGGACCGGGTTCTGCACGCCGCACAAGCGGGCGAAGGACCGCGGGGTCGTCCCTGAGCGGGATTTCTCGGGCCGCGTCTACAAGGACCGCACATGCCCGGACTGCCAGGCTGTCTTCACCCCCGCCAGCGCCAATCACGAGCGCTGCCCAGACTGCCAGCACCGGCACAGGCTTGAACTCCGCGCTGAACGGGAAGGCCGGAACGACCGCGCGACCTGCTCGGTCGACGGGTGCGACGCGAAGCTCCGGACGAGCAACACGACCGGCCGCTGCCAGG